CCTTGACCTCAAAGGAACAGAGGAAACTAAACGATAATTTCAAGAGAAAGTATGGATTGGTAGGAAAGTTGTATTCCATATTGGTCACCACGGCCAAGCTGAAGTGGGTACCGATCACGCATAGCTCCAAGGATCTGATGCTTCATGAGGAGGATGAGTCGTGTCGTAATATAATATCGAACGCTATCGGCCTTAATCCTAACGTCTTGATGCCGGATAGCAAGTTCGCCAACTTGCAGGAGGCCAAGACCGCCGCTTATCAAGACTTGATCATACCCGACTCCGAGAACTACACGGAGATCCTTACCGAGAATATCGCCTATGATGGAATGAGGATAAGGCTGGATTACTCGCATATATCTTGCTTGCAGGAGGACAAGCTAAGCTCCGCTCAAGCGTTCTCTACGTCTTCCACATCGGCGAAGGATCTGTACGACATGGGATTGATAACGATGCAGGAGGCGAGAAGAGAGATCGCTAATTACATGGATATAAACCCCGATGATCCAGAGGGGGATTTTAAAGACAATAAGGAGGAAATCAGTAATGAAAGTCAAGAAGAGAACAATAGGGAAGCAATATAAGCGGCTTCCTTTCGACGTGAAGGAAATGGCGTTGGATAGCCGTAAGATCAGCGGATACGCCGCTATTTTTGGCGTTAAGGACAAGGCGGATGATATCTTGATAAAGGGATGCTTCGCTAAATCCATAGCCGAGAGAGGCCCCGATAGCCAAGCGAACGATAAGATCATCCTGCTGTGGATGCACGATATGAGTGAGCCTATAGGTCGTATCACCAAGCTCATCGAGGATGATAAGGGACTTTATTTCGAGGCCGATATTGACGATATACCATTAGGGGATAGGGCTATAAAGCAAATGGAATCTGGTACTATCAATCAATTCAGCTTTGGGTACTCGTATGTATGGGACAAGATTGATTACGATGATAAGATGGACGCTTATATCGTCAAGGAGGTCGTGTTATACGAGATTTCCCCGGTATCCATAGGGTGTAATGGCATGACGGAGTATACAGGACTCAAGTCTGAGGATGATATAGCCGATCGTATCGAAAAACTTAGGGAGGATATCGATAGTGAGTTGATCACCATGTCTGTCTCCAAGAGATCAAGGATGCAAGAATTATTCGGAAAGGTATGGGCACTCGCTAGTCTTGAGCCGGAGAGGGGCCGAAAAGACTCCGTGGGAAATCCACTCAAGGACAAGGGAGCCGAACATGCAAGGAAGAGTCTATTCGATATAAAATTCAATTAATAATCAAAAAAAAGAGAACAAAATGAGAGGTTATTTGAAAAACAAGAAGTATTGTTGGATGATGGCGGTATTCGCTATCGCCACGTTAGTGTTATCGATGTTGTCTCCAGACACAAGCGTGGTGTCTTTGGCCGGTCTAGGGTTGCTGGGATTTGTTGATCTGGAAAGCATGGATGAGGATCAAAAGAAATTCATCAAGGGCTTGGACGACAAGTTAGAGGAGATAAATATGAAGTTCTTGAAGGACGCTCTTCCTAAAAGCGAGTACGTCAAGGAGCTTACGGGCTTAACCGAAGCCATGAAAGATTTGAATGATAACGTATTGTCCGATAAGATCGACAAGAAGGACTTTGATACTTTCAAGGAGAACGTTCTTGGAGAGCTCGTTAAGATCAAGGGAGCTATGGAGAAGACCGATGAAGGTAAGTTAAAGGTCAAGACGCTGGAAGACCAGATCAGAGACCAGTTAAAGGCTTATATCAGCAAGGATGGAAGAGGCCGTGAGATCGTGGACCTAAAATCGGCTTGCAAGGCTATGCCGGGTAATAAATTGAATCTTTCCATTATTCCCAATGTGAAAGCCAATACGCCTATCACGTCGGGCGTAACCACAACAGGAGTCCCTATGAGTCCGGGTGTGGTTTTCGACTCATCTATTTCCACCCCACCGTTAGCTGAAAGCGAGATCCGTCAGTTCGCCAATGTCGCCACTATAAATGCCCGTACTATCATCTATACTCAGCTTAAGGATTCACAAGGTGACGCTGAGTGGGTTCCGGAGGGAGGACTGAAACCCTCCATGACCGCAACAATCGAGGAGAAGAACGTTACAGCGGGAAAGGTAGCCTTGACCGCCACGTTGACAGAGGAGGTTCTTACCGATCTGCCGCAATTGGTAGCCGAGGTCAGGAGCGAGATCATCTATAAGATCGGAGTGGCCGAGGAAGAGGGCATATTGTTCGGGTCTGGATCTGATGGTGAGATCAAGGGCGTTTTCTCTGATATTCCCGAATATTCGCTTACGTCCGTAAAGGTGGCATCGCCGAATAACTTTGACGCTATAGTAGCGGCATACACTCAGATCGTATCGACATCCAAGAGAAACTATTCCCCGAATTTGGTTCGGGTCAATCCCGTGGATCTGGCGAACTTGAAACTCACCAAGGACTCGTCCGGCGCTTATCTGTTCCCCCCATTCACGCTGCAAGACGGTACATTGATCTCGGGAGTCCAGATCAAGCCATCCACGACTATCACGGAGGATGAGTTCTACATCGGGGATTTCCGTTATTTGAATATCCGTGACTACCAGCCGTTGAGCATCACTTTCGGCTGGGTTAACGATGATTTCCAGAAGAATCAGGTGACGATGGTTGGTGAGAAGAGATTGCTTGCTTATATCAAGTCTAATTACTTGACGGCTTTCGTGAAAGGTAAATATTCCACGATCAAGGAAGCCATTGACGCTAATCCGGCAAGCGATAGCTCAGAAATGGGAAGTTAAACTATAAAAGATAGAGATATGAAAAGAAAGAGAACTGAGATTGGTTCGGCCAAGGGCTATAAGCTTGATTTGGCCGAGGTATATGAGATCACCTACGCAAAGAAAACGAAATACCATAATGTGGGAGACAAAGATCTTGTGTCATTGCCGTTGGCGATCATGTTCATAAACGACAAGAGGATATTATCAACCTCGGAGATCGACGAGGCTATTTCCAAGTATGGAATGACAGAGTTGCTCAATAGCTCCAAGAGATCAAAATAAACCGTTATGTTGATCGATGAGACATATTTCACTGGTGATCTTCATATAGACGGCTTGGTGCCCTCCAGCGGGGTACCAAGCCTCACGAATGAGGCCATAAACTCGGAGTTCAAGGCGTTGGCCGCCAAGTTCGAGAGGGATTTTTATAGGCAAATTCTAGGAAAGGATAACGCGGACGCTTTCGTGTCTTTCTTGGACTTGTTGGAGAAAGATCCGGATAAGGCGGATGAGAGGAGATGGCTGGATCTAATGGAGGTATTGGTCGATGATGCCGGAGGGACGCTCGAGTCTCCTATAGCTTACTATATCTATTTCTTCTATCTTAGAAGGAATCAGTTGGAGGCTACTCCTGTGGGAGTCACGGAGGCGGACGCTAAAATTGTCCCTTGTAACCGGAAGATGATTGACGCATGGAACCAGATGGTGTATATGAACGATTACCTGTCGAGGTGGCTCTTTGATCATCGTGATGATTACGGAGGGTATTTTTTCGATAATGATATGCTGGAAACGATAAATCAATTTGGCATATGACAAATCTGGTGGATATATTCAAGGATATAAGCGTAAAGGTAGGGAACCGGCTTGGGGTTGAGACCGGATTGGACAGGAATGTGCCGGTAAATTATCTTTTCGGGGATTGGCCTTATATATCCAAGGCCATGGAGACTATTAGCAAGTCGAGGTTCACCGAGAGGGACAGATACCCTTTACTGGCGTTGTTCACTCCCTTCAAGGAGGTTAGGGACGATCCTGATACTTATTGCACGGTCTCAGTGGATATATTGTTAGCGACCCGGACATTGTCGGATTACAGCAACGAGCAGCGTCTAGAGATATCATACAAGGGGCTTCTTTATCCATTGTATGACATATTGATTGACGAGATAAGTAAAGACCGTAGATTCGATACCGGTTCAAGATCTTTCGTGAGCCACACGAAATCTGATAATATGCGTTACGGGAGCCGTGGCGTATATGGATCGGACGGGAAGACTCCTTTCAAGGACTTGTTCGACGGGATTGATATCTCCGGTATGGAATTAATTATTAAGAATAAAACATGTAGATAATTATGGCAGTAAAAATGTTCAGGGACTGCGGTTCCGAGATTTTCAATACCGGCACGAGCAAGTGTCCGTTCGTTCCCGACTATATCAAGGCGATCATACTCACTCCGGTAGGTATGACCTTCAAGGTATCCGATTTTGACACGAAGCTGGGAGAGTACGCCCACGCCGACCGTCCGAACCGTGTCTATCCGATCTCGACGATCGCTGAGTACGCCACTTCCGGAGGCGAGGCCCAGACATCCGCTACCGGTTATGGCTCGTCCAAGATCACGGGTTATAGCGAGCTTGTCGAGACTTACACGATGAACGATTATGACGAGGGCTTACGAACCAATCTCATGAAGCTCAAGAACGAGAGCATGAGGGTGATCTTCATCGACAAGAATAATGTCGTATATGGAGAGAAGACCGATACGGAAAGTGATTTCAGGGGATATGAGCTCGGTGCCGTTTATCCGGGTGGACAGAGGTTCAAGAGTTCCGGAGAGAACGCATCGCTTACGATCAACCTCGTTTATAAGGATGTTGAGAAAGCATGGATGAACGCTATATCTTTCACTAGCGATATCGATATCTTGGACGAGGCGAAGGGATTGGTCTGGGTGGATGTCAAGAAATTATCCGAAGGAGAGAATAAGTTTAAGGTGGTGGAGCATTACGGAGGTTTTGACCTTACCGAGATGTACGGGACGTTGTTAGGTAACTCCTCTGTATGGAATAACGCTTCTGCGGCTACTTATAACGCTGATGACGGCACTCTTACTTTGACCCCTTCATCCGGCACTCCTGCGCTCAAGAGGCCATCCGAGTTATACGCCGAGGACGTTAAAGGTATAGAGCAATGGTCATAAACGGGGTATCGTTCAATGATGAGGCTTGCCTCGGGATGGGAAGGAAGGCTTTCGTGAAGGCTCACGAGGGATCTTTCTTCCTTGACCGGGGAATGGCGGATCGAAGGAGGATACTATGTGACGCTTATGATATAATGGAGAGGAACCATGGGGACGATAGCGGGAGTGGCGAACGCCGTGAGGACGCTGGAGAAGAACTTCTGGCCGGAGGTTACGAACAGCTTGAGGGAGAGCGAGGGATTGATCCATGACTTGATCACTGATCAACTCATGTCCGGGCTAGACGAGAACAAGGAGCCTTTGAAGCCTACTTATCTGGATGACCCGTATTTCGTGGAGACCACGAAGACCCCGAAGGCGGCGAGGGCCAAGGCCAGATGGTACAAGGCGATGAAGGAAAGCATAACCCCGCCTAGGTCCTCCGACATACTCCATCTACCGCCACGGGACCCTAACACCCCAAACCTTATCATACGAGGCGATTACCACGCCAGTATAACGCCGATCGTGCAAGGCGGCAAGGATGGTGGCAAGATAGTCACGAGATCCATCGGTTTCTATGCCGGTGACGACGCTTTAGAGAAGAAATACGGCCCCGGTCATCTGGGTTTGACCCCGGAGGCTAGGGCTTATTTGATTGAGGAGCGGGTTGTTCCCGCGTTGGATAAGTTATTCAAGAAATACGGGTTCAAATGATAAAGCCGTGCAATTGCGCCTCGCAGAACAGGGCGATGGCCACATACGAGAACATAAGGAGGCTGGCTATCAAGATGGCCGCTTCCGATAAACGCATTTACGTGCTTATCCGTAAAATGGATGGCACGTTTGCCTTCGAGCCTATGAACGCTATAGAATCAAAGGGAAAGATCGTTGAGTATATTCATTATCTATGAGATATTATTAAAGACAATAAGATATGGCTAAAAAAAATGTTACTATATATCAGCACAGGGATATTAACGGGAATCCGGTGGCTAACTTGACTCCTGAGAACGCCGTCTATGATAAAGACGGGAAGCGTCTTGATTACAAATTGGCAGGAATGGATATAGACAAAATAAAGGAGGCACAAGACGAAGCGTTGGAGTCTATAGCTGCCGCAGAGGAAAGCATGACCAAGAATATAGGCCTAGACACGTACCCTGTCTTCTCCGATACCAAGCCCTACGTAAAAGGCGAGATCGTTAATTACGGCGGTCTCTTGTACGAGTTCACGGCTGATCATGAGGCGGGGGCGTGGATTGGCACGGACGCAAGGGAGACGAGTTTGAGGGAGGAGGTTAAAGAGGGGATGATGCGTAAATTTTTAGCCGACAAATCAATTATAGGAATGGTTAATATAGACATTAACCACTTATACAATATTCCTCAAAATGATAATGGAGAAAATGGGAAATATATATTTGATCCTGATCAAGAATATGATTCGGGCTGGATTGTCATCCCGGAATATGGCGGCAAAATGAGCATTAGCGGCGCAACGATTCACCGTGTAACGTTCTTTAATGACGTATTGCCGTTGGGTTCGAATTTCATTAGTTCGGTTACGTCCGGTTTTACGGACATCAGAATCCCCGATTACGCAAAATTGGCACTTGTTACGTTGTTACGTTCCGCAAATCCGGAGGGCTACAAAAACTTGATCGTAACCCAACCCGGTGGCGCGGCAATGCGTATGGAGTTGGAAGAAACGCGAAAACAGTTGAAAGAACGTTTGTATAAAAATCGTTCATTTTCCGGTAAAGTAGATATTGATAACGATATGTTGGTTAATATTGGCTCGGGCGGTACAGTCGTTTATATTCCCGATGCTGAATTTAATACTGCGTTTGTCGATATTTTAGACGGTAGCCAGTATTTAGAAGTAACAGGGGCAAATATTCTCCGTGTTGCGTTTTTTCGAGATTATGAGATAAACACGGAAAATTATATTGGTAGTAAGGTTGACCGTATCGTTATTATTCCGGCTAATGCTGTTATGGCGACAATTACTTTACGCAAGGCAGACAACCCGGACGGCTTGAATGATTTACGAGTATTACAGAACGGAACCGCCCCAAGTAGTTTGCGTTTGTTTCAAGATACGGGCGAACTATTTACAGAGAAGAGCCTGTATTTTAGCCGTACCGGGAAACCGCTTACAACGGCGGCATATCTAACAACAACACCATATTTGCCAATTTCCGGACGTGATGATATTATAGTTAAGGGTGCCAATAACGCGAGTGTTCCGGTTATTACGTTTTGGGATTCGCATTATAATTTTATCGCACCGATATCGCAAACTGATACTGTCATAAATCGAGTGTATAAGGTTTCTGCGGCAGATATCCCGGCTGGGGCAAAATATATTCGTTGTACCCGCAATGATGCCAACGAGGAAGATACGCACGATAGTTACGTTGTAGGGTTGAATATTGCGGCTTTGCTCACGATGCACGACCGGATAACGCCTAAATACAAGGAGGTAATAACCGGAAAGAACCTAATTAATCCGTCTAACCTTTTGCGTGGCGTTACTTATTCAGCTTCAGACGGATTAATTACTACAGCCAACGGAATATTGAGCAACAAATTAAGGCTATCGCCGGGAACCTACACGATTAAAGGGGTTACTCCTTATCATGGTGTACCAACAGTTGTACGTATTTTGCGATTCAACGATAAGAATGAAATGGTTTATGGTGATGGGATTGAATTAATAGATGGTGTCGGACAATATACCGTAACCTCTAAAGGTTCACCAAACGGTGGGAATCTTTATATTGATCATTGGCGCATTGTTTTACAATTTGATACGCTTGAAATATTTGACCCAAATATTGCGCAATTTGAGAAAAGTGATATTGCCACGGATTTTGAGCCATGCCAAACAAAGCTAGTCGAAAATCCTGCTTATAAATTAACACCCCGCATGGCGTTTATTACTGGCGCAAGCTCATCAATTCCGGGAGCGGGTTACTTCGAAACAGCTTGCGAAATGTTGGGATTTTCGCACAGAAACGTTGCGATATCCGGAGAAAGTGTTATGCAGCACGCTACAAAGGCATGGAGGGGTTTAATATATGAATCGGATGGACGTATGATTGATAATATAGACGATAGTGGTAAATTTGTCGGATTATACACTTTTGAGGAGCTGGAGAATATAGATATATTCGTTACAAGCCATATTCATAATTATGACGTTTCGTTTAGGGGGAAAGAGTTTGAGAGAGTAGAAACAACGTTTGGTTATTATGATAAAACCGGGATTTTTTTTCCGTCTGGCTCATGGGCATTAGACAAATACAATTTATCGCCTAATGATACTAAATTGATTGTAAATACCATTACAACCGGGAGTTCGACACCGCACGCCATGTTTTTTGACCGCAATAATAATTTTATTAGCGGAGATATTATTTTTGACTCGGCACCAACTGCGACAACACCCGTTATTGACCGTAAAATAGATGTTCCCGAAAATGCGGCGTATGTGTTGATCAAACGTTTATATTTTCCGGACTCAATTACAACGGTGCGGGGCGTGGGTTATGGCATTTTGCAAAAAAACGTGGCCGAATATGAGGCAAAAGGGTATGACGAAAACAACGACCCGTTGACGGTTCCGATGGATAAGAAAAATTTAACTCAACGTATTGTACCGTACGGCGGTGATGGTGCAGCGGGCCCACAATTGACAAATAATTTGTATGACGAACGATATGCGGCTGGTTATGATTATCTGTTGAAAAAGTATGCGTTAGATTGCTACAATTTGAGATTGAATCCGGAATCAAAGTATTACGGAACAAAGAGTGGTAAACCTGTTATTATTGTATGTACGACCCAATGGAATGATGCTTACGTGCGCTTCAACGAGGGTATTAAAAAAGTCGCAAAACGCCACGGGGCAATAGTTGCCGACATAGCGAATAATGTGGGATTCAGTTACAGGCAAATAGACCCCGAAAATCCAGACTCAATCCGTTGGAGCTCGTTACATTGTAATAATGCCGCTTATGGTGGTTCGGGCGATACGGAAACGGTACCTATACATGGCGTAATGTATACGGGTATGGGTTGGCACCCAACGGAGAAGTGGGATGAATATATACAATTGAAAAGGGCGCAAATATTAGCGGACGCAATGAGATTTGCGACGTATAACAATAGCGATTTCGGGCAAATAATATAGATTTTTAAACAAACATCATGTACCGCTACCTCTCCTACATATCCGACCTCGCCAACTGGTTAAAGTCCATTGCCATAGCCGCCGTAGTCACGGCGATGGACTTCGTGTCACCGGCAGGGGTATGATGTATGACAATGTTGTCAAACATCCTAGGATTCTTGTGTTTTGTCATATGATTTCGTAACATTGTGATGTTAACTTTAAAATGAAAGCTTATGAAACCTTATGATGTAGATGAAGCCATGGATGTTATAGAGAACGGTGGCGAGTATGGGACTTTTTACGCTTATGATGATATAAGGGAGAATGACATTCAAGAGGCGCATGATACCTTGGAAGGAGAGGGTTATAGCCAAGATTGTTACGGAAATTGGAGCAAGGATTGATTTCTTTGTTCGTCTTTAGTGAAGGAGACGATCCGAATTTGTGTTCGGGTCGTTTTTTTATCCTTAAATAGATGCATGATAGTTTATTATTCCTATATTTGGGGATAATATAAAACAGATAATTTAGAGCCTAAGAGCCATACCCGATAGAGTCACGTCTATGGGGTGTGGCTCTTTTTGTTTATGATTAAAGCTAATTTTATGGGATCATATTACACGACATGCGATGAGATACCTCTATGCAAGTTCATAGAGATGTACAAGGGAAATCTTAACGCCCTTATAAAAGGAGGGAGGACCAAGCCCACCGATGGGGAGTTAAGGAAAGCGGCGATGGGGCTTATCGACGAGTATTCCGTTATAACCGGAAACAAGAATATCGCTATCGAGATAGAGGATCGGTCAAGGGCGGTGGATTGCAATATCAAGCTTATCCTGTTGGAGTCAGCGGATCATTTGATAGACGCTATGATGTACGCTGATGCTTCGGATATTCTTGGCAGGGTAGGTATCCGCATGCCGGAGGAGCCGGGAGAGCAAGACCTGATCGTCGCTAAAAAGAGAATCCAGTCCAAGATGTCGCAGGTGAAATATAGCCTGAGCGTTCTGGATAGGAACAAGTCTAAGGTGGTAGACCCCAAGGATAAAGATTTCACCCGTGAGAGGATGATCGTGTCCACCTATTTCAAGATGCGTATCGATCCAGACACGTTCACCGCGGCCGAGTACGGGAATATGATAAGGATTATGTTTAACCAATTAGAGGATATTAGGAATTATGGCGGGAAACGAGACTAAGATCACTGATATAGTAGGGAAAGAGGCGTTTGATCAACTGGAGCGTCTGGATAGGAAATTAGCGGATACGCAGAATGTCTATATCGGGTTGGTAAAAGAGATAGGGAAAGGGTTGACGATAAATCCCTCAAGCTTGTCAGAGTTGAACGCCAAGATCGAGGAGTACAAGAAAAATGTATCAGCGCTTAAAAGCACGATTGACACTCTCAATAAGACCAATGACCAGTACAAGAGAAAGATTGATGAGCTGATAGAGGTTAACAAGAGATATGCGGAAGCGGCTGGGAAAGTTCAAAATAGTTTAGATCAATCATCCTCTTCCATGGCCAAGGAATCAAACGCTATCTCGGAGAACATGAAAGCCAAGCAACAAGAGGTTGTCATAAGTCAGGAATTGAAGGGACTCATTGACCAGACATTGGGATCTAGGGAGGAGAATATACGCAGGGTCGCTCAAGAAAGGACGATATTGGCCCAACTATCCAAGGAGAAAAGCCAATTGAATAAAATGGAGAAAAGCGGGGCTATCTCAACTAAAGATGCCGTGCAAAAGAGGCAGGATCTGGTAAGGGCAGAATTGCTTCATCGAGAATCCTTGAGAGAACTGTTGAACATTCTTACGAATGAGACAAAAATGATCAACTCTGCCAACGATAGTTATCAAGAGCAATCGTTGCAATTGGAGAGGCTGAGAAAGGCGTATCGGATGCTTTCCACGGAAGCCGCTAACAGCAAGTTAGGAGTAGAGTTGCAAAAGAATATAGCGGCTTTGGACACTCAGGTAAAATCTGTTGATAAAAGTCTGGGACAGCATCAGAGAAACGTGGGTAATTATGTCTCCACATGGGATGGAATGGGAAACGCAATCAATCAATTAACCCGTGAGTTTCCCGCATTCTCGGTATCTCTACAGACCGGCTTTCTCGCTATCTCTAACAATATCCCTATATTGGTCGACCAAATATCTCGGATAAGGAAGGAGAACGCCGCCTTAAGGGAGGAGGGATTGAAAGGTGTTCCCGTGTGGAAGCAGATAGCTAAGTCCGCTTTGTCTTGGAATACCTTGTTGTCGGTTGGTATAACTCTACTTACCGTATATGGTAAGGATATCTTTGAGTGGGGTAAAAACTTATTGTCATCCTCTAGCTCGGCTAAGGCCGCTTCGGAAGCCCAGAGAGACTTGAATTCATCCACCGGGGATTATGCCAAGGCTTTAAAGAACTCGACATCATCATATGGGGAGAATCTTGTAACATTACGCAACCTGCAAGCGGAATGGAATAATTTAGGAGATAATCTCAATAAGCAGAAGCAGTTTATCATTGATAACGCCTCTGAGTTTAAGAAATTAGATGTGTCAGTTACGGATGTTAATGACGCTGAGAATCTGCTAGTAGATAATACGGATGCTTTTGTTAAAGCAATGGCTTTGAGAGCGCAAGCAACGGCTGCGCAAAAATTAGCTCAAGAAAAATATGCTGAGGCTTTACAAAAAAGGATTGAAGCCGAAAATCTACAAAAAAAAGCAGATGAGGCAAGAGAAAAAGGGCAATATGCGGCTACGGCTGTTATGCAAGATACTAGATTTGGCGTAAAATCAGTGAAAGAACTTGCTGAGGAGAATGCGAAGGCTATAGAAGTGGATGTTAAATCTTTGAATGATCAAGCTGATGCTCTTGATGAGGCAGGATTCGCTTATTTCAACTATAACAAAAAGCAGATGGAAGCCGCAAGGAGTGAATTAGAGAGCGCAGGTATAAGAGAATCCTCTAACGAGGAGAAACTTAAACGACAGCAGGAGCAAATAGAACGAGAGGCCAAGCGTAGGGAGAAATTAGAGATGGAGGCCGAACGGAATATTCAGGAGGCTCGTCTTAATGTGATGGATGAGGGGTATAAGAAAGACCGTCTTCTCTTGGAGCAATCTTTCCAAAAACGTATCGATGACGTAAAGACGAAAGGCGTAAGGGTTAATGAGCAAATAGAGGCTATTGAGGCTGAGAGAAGCAAGAAGTTGGCGGAATTCGATCGTAAGATCTCGGAGCAAAGAGCTAATGAGGAGGCTCAAAATCGTCTTGCGATTGCAGAAAAGGGAAGTTTGCAAGAGCTTGACGCTCGCTTGGATATATTGCAACTACAAAAGGATAAAGAATTAAGAGAGGCGGACAAAACAGGCCAAGACAGGGCGTTGATAGAGGAAAAGTATCTAAAGCAAATAGAGACTCTATACAATGATTACGGAAAACGTCTTATGTCTACGGAGCAGTCTCAGAACGAGATACTCCTTTCTCAAAGACAGATAGAGATAAACGAAGAGCTTAATGCCTTGACTAAACAATATGAGCAAGGGATTATCAAGAAAAAAGAGTATGAGAAACAGAAATCGGATCTGGAGCATCAGTATGCTATGGAGTCATTACAAAGTCAATTAAGTATACTTGAATCAAATCTTTATTTGTTTGAAGGCGATGAGAGGCTAGAGAAAGAGAAGGAGATCGCTCGCCTCCGTGTTCAGTTATCTAAAGAGACCAGCGATAAAATCATAGAGGATGCCAAACGAGAGGAAGAGGGGCGAAAAAAAGTAGAACAGGCTAAAAAGCGCTTGATACAAGAATCGATCTCTGCTATCATATCAATCGGTAATTCATTATTCCAACGTCAAATAGATAATGTAGATGCGGAAATAGAGGCCAACCAAGAGGAGTATGACGCTAAGGTTGAGACTATAGACGCTCTTGCCGAGAAAGATATAATAACGACAGAGGAGGCCGAGGCCCGCAAGCGTGCGGCGGAGGAAGAGACCAGCCGCAAGAACAAGGAACTGGAGAAGAAAAAAGCTGAGTTGCAGACTAGACAGGCCAAGTTCCAGAAGTCTATAGATATAGCTCAGACTATTGCGGCCACGGCACGGGCGATAATGGTAGCTTACAAAGAAACGGGACCTATCACTGGAGCTATCTTTGCAGCTATGATAGCGGCTACCGGAGCCGTGCAACTCGCCACGATCATAGCCCAGCCCATCCCCAAATACGCCCATGGTACCGACAATCACCCCGGCGGTCTGGCAATCGTTGGCGATGGAGGCCGTAGCGAGGCGGTATTGGTAGGAGATAAAGCGTACATTACCCCGGATAAGCCCACCCTGCTGTCATTGCCTGCGGGAGCCGAGGTCGTTCCGGATCTCAATGATCCGGCCTTCCTTAGCCGCTTCGTGGATAACACGTATTGGCTTACACACAATAAGAAAGGCGAGCCGGTTCAGATCGTCAATAATTTTGACACTGAAGGGATAATCAGAGCGAACCAAAGGATTGAAGCCGCTATTTATGATTTAGGGAGAACTATCAAGAGATCTAACGATGACGCTGCTTTTCAAGAGTATAAGCGAAGAAAAATGCGGGAATAGTTTTTGATATACCGAATCCTTTTATTATATTTGCTGGACATACAAGAAGACAGTAGAGCCTTAGAGCCATACCCGATAGAGTCACGTCTATGGGGTATGGCTCTTTTTGTTTTTACTGGTCAGCCTACCACAACAGGCTAGGAAGATTTTGGGCGACAGCGGTCGCTAACAGCCTCCTTGATACGATGTGTTGTGGCTCGTGTCGGGGAGGCTTTTTCATTAAGAGGTGCCGAAGTAATCAAAATAACAAAGTCGTTTTGATCTTATGGCTAAAATTGCGGGAGAAAATATTTTGAACAATTAAAATTTTAAGATATGGAAGCAATTAAAATTTTTGAGAACGATCGTTTCGGTGAAGTGAGAGTAGCCGGGACAAGTGAGAACCCTTTATTTTGCCTTGCGGATGTTTGCAAAATTTTAGGATTACGTGTAGACGCTGTACAATCAAGACTGACGGATGCCCCCATTCGGATTGGGGTCACCGATTCAATCGGTAGAGAACAGCAAATGAATTTTGTCAATGAAAAGAATCTCTACAAGGTAATCATGCGATCCGACAAGCCGCAAGCCGAACCATTCCAAGACTGGGTATGCGGAGAGGTTCTCCCTTCCATCCGTAAACATGGAGCGTATATGACAAACGACACATTGGAGAAAGCCTTGACCTCGCCCGATTTCTTGATCCAGTTGGCCACAAACCTTAAAGAGGAACAACAAAAGCGTATCGAGGCCGAGCGGAAAGTAACTGAGGCCGCTCCCGCCGTGGCTTTCACGAAGGCCGTTCAATCAGCGAACAGTTCCTGCCTGATCGGTGAGCTCGCCAAGCTGATCGCTCAAAACGGATATTCTATTGGGGAGAAAAGGTTGTTCGCATGGATGCGTGACAACGGATATCTCGGAAAGCATGGTGAGAGATACAATATCCCTAACCAGCAATACGTGGAGCAAGGCTTGTTCGAGTTGAAGAAAGGCGTAAGATCTGGTAATAACGGGGTGTTACATACTACTATCACGCCGAAGGTCACCGGAAAAGGGCAAGTTTACTTCGTGAATAAGTTCTTAGGAAATAAGGAAGCTTGTTAATAAATAAAATAGGCTCATGAAGACGAATCAAGAGATGATCCGGAAAATGGGTGATTTTAATGTTGCCCAGCGGACAAGTGACGGATTCTTTAATGCAAATAGTTATTTGCGCAGCATTAATGGTTCTTCTGATTACGATTCAGATATAGATGAATATCTGGAGCAAAGTATGTTTAAGGATTTTGTATCTAAGGAAAATGGTATTACTTATATGCCATACTTTGTATTTGTAGATTTCTCATCTTATATTAAAAAAGGATTTGATTTATGTGCATTCACCCTATGCATGACTGACGAATGGAGAGAAAAGAAGGGAATTGTAGGGGAACATTCTAATCAAGCAATATAGAATATTTTTAATAGCTAAAAAACTTAATAATATGGATAGTTTAGTATTTAAAGGCAATAATGGGCAAGTTGTTACTAATAGCTTGCTAGTGGCAGAGAAGTTTGGGAAAAGACATGCCAATGTTATTCGTGACATAGAAAAACTACTTAATACAGAGGATAAAGAACTAAACTCAAAAATGAGTTTAGCCTTTGTTATAGATACTTATGAGGATTCTACCGGGAAAAGTAATCCTGTATACATTATGAATAGAAAAGGATTCTCTATCCTTGTTATGGGATATAACGGGATTAAGGCTCTAAGGTTTAAGAATGATTTTTATGACGCTTTCGAAGAAATGGAGAAAGCGTTGAAAGAGCAAAGCAAACCTCTTTCATCCGCACAGATGTTTGCCATGCAAGCTAACATCAACTTGGAATATGAGAACAGGATATCCAATGTGGAAAAACGAATAGAAGCGATAGAACAAGAACGAGAAGAAAATGGAAAACTCCTTTTGGCTATTCCTGTTTCAACGGAAAAGATACCGGAAATGAGTTTAAGAGATAAGATCAGACAGATGGTTAATAGATACTCTTCCGCCCATAATGTGAAACAACAGGATGTTTGGCGCAAGATATACGATCAATTGTACTATCTATATCATATATCTATTCGTAGCTATAAGAAGAAAAACGGAGAGTCTAATTTGGATATCGCTGAGAAGCATCGTTTTATTGAGTATATCTACAATATTATCTCCAATATGATCAGAGAGAAAGGGGTTGCTTGATTATTATGGTTGCTCAAACAAAATATAGACATGATTTGATTTAGTTTTCATAAGCCCCCTCATGTCGTGAGACAGCAAGGGGATATATGTTTAATCGAAATATTCATATTGCTCTGTAAAAGCATCTTGGATGTCATTTATCAAATTAGGATTGTTCTCTAATTCGATTTTATTAACCATTAAGTATGCGCTTTTATCTTTTAGTTCTGTATGTAGAAAATATTTATCAGAAAAATTGGTTGCCATAATCTTGCTATAAAAACGGAATCTTTTGGTATTATCAATTCCCTCTTCGTCCAAATTAGAGCCTATAAATCCAAAGGATGCATGATCATCTTGATGGTATATGTCAAGCATTATGTTTATACATGTATGTATTATCGTTCTAGGCTCAAATGTGCTAGATAGTATATTATACTTTCTTTTACTGTGTCTATGATTTTTTAAATGGAATTTTATAGCATAAACATTATAATCATATAATTCCACCCAGACCCAATAAGTAAGATTAGATTTGGTAGATTTAAATGAATATAGTCTTTTAGATAAAAGATGTCCAGACTTTCCTTCGAAATTCTGGACAAACCTATAAGGGTAATAAAAACTCATTTCAAATCATATAAGGATAAATGTCAATTCTTCTATCAAGTAACTCTTTAGACGTAAGGGATCTGAACTTTACTTGGGTATCCTTCTTTTCTGAAGCTGCGGTCACAATTTTGCTATTAACATCTTTGGGCCGCATGTCCTTACTGTTTTTGACTGTGCCCATATTCATTCATCTTTGTTGTTTTCGACACAAAGATGAGATAAACTGGATAACAAACAAAATTTTTTTAGCTAAAAAAACTAACAAATATTAAATATGATGGTAAATCTTTGATTGTTAATAATGTATGGCTTTTTTATTAGGCTAATAGGTCTGTTTAAAAACACTGCTTAGCCAACAAATGTGGCAATCTCATAAAAATCCCCTCCAGAGCCTTTTGGGTGGAGGGGATTTGATGGTGTTATTTTTTTATTGCCATTCCATAAGCCCTAATCTCTAATCTTCCGTTTTCAATAATAGAAGTATTGAATTTCAATCCTATAATTCCATTTGCTCCAATTTTTTTACTTTCATTTACTAATTGGGACAATGCGCCTTCATAGTTTGCTGAAATATAATTTGTTTGATTTTTTCCAAAATTTGGATTATAAATTTTACTTCCATCTGAAAGAGTCTTTGTGTATGATTCTTTTTCAGACTTGTTTTTGTCATATCCCGAAATAGAGACTCCTATCACAGACCCTATAGGTTCATAATTAAAACTTACAGAAGGTGCCTCAGTTAAGAAAAAACCTTGTGATGTATAACTTGAATAATCTAGCGAATATCCATATTCTGAATATTTAACAGTTGTACAAGAACTGATTAAAATAGAAATTAAAGTAAAAAAAAACGTTTTCTTCATTTGATATTATAAATTTAATAAATTATAATCCCGGAATTTGTATTTGAAAGTCATAACTGCCATGATGATTGCCGCAAAACAAACTGCCTTTATCTGTGTTATTCTTACATCCTATTTTGACACATGTCTGATTAGTCTTTTCCCCGTTCATTTTTTTATATAAATCCTTTTTAAGTTCAATGATATATAGATCTTTTTTGGAGTCTATATAATTTATAATCAAGGATTTCTTATTCTTATCAAAACTGCCAAGATATTCCCCTGTGAGATTATTTATAATAGAGTCATTAGACATTTTTCCTATAAAACCTAGCCTTATGGCCTTATCTTCTTTTTTATTTGCCATTAGCACGATAAGATCTTCCAATATTAACGCTCCTGCAAGACCGTCGTATTGAACTTCATGATTATTGTTTACCACTGAGATAATACCGTATTCTCCTTCTGTAGGGAAATTAGTATCTATTGGATTTAAAGGATCGTCCTTCGAACAAGAGCATACCATTAAAGCTATACAAATTATAGCAAACAATATTTTCTTCATGACTTGATTTAGTTTAATTAATGATGTGACAAAGGTAGATAATAATGTTAACAAAAGAAAATGGTATAGGGGGAAATTACATGTTCGATAACATATTTCTTAATTTAAGTAGTACAAACCTTGTCTACCTCTTTTTCCCGAACAACTCGGAATGACTACCAATTCTAAGCAAGTCGATTATTTCTCCGTCAATCCAAATAAGAAGAAAATCTCCTTCTATATGGCATTCCATACACCCTTTATACTCACCTTTCAACATGTGAGGTTTGTATTCTTGTGGAATCGGATGGTCATTTATAAGTAGATTTGCGATATATTCAAAAGCTGCGATTTTTTTGGGGAATTTCTGAATACGTTTGAAATCTTTCTTAAACTGGCTTGTTGGGTGTAATTTCTTTTTCACTTCATTAATTCCTCCATCAAACTATCCACGCTGTCGAACGTTTCTTTATTCTTGGTCGTGCGTGCTTCCCTTATAGCCGCTATCGTTTCCTCGTTTGGCTCGGAGTATACAGCGTCCATCAAGGTGCTCTCTACAAAATTATTCAAACTCCTGTTCGCTTTCTTGGCTTGTTCCTGCAAGACTTGCAACAAGTCCTCACGTAAACGGAACGATGTTTGCTTTCTTATTACTGCTTCCATATTACTTATGTATTATATTGTATCGCAAAGGTAATGTATTGTATGCATAAAACAAACTTTCATGATTTTTATTTAGAGGATTGCAGGTTATATCATTCCATCTTAATCTTAACATCCACTTCAACAGGTATTGGTTTTTGACAATGGGGGCAAATGATCGTTTTGCTACTATTGATTTCATCAGAAAAGAAATCCCCGACTTTACACCCTATCACATTTGCTATCTTTTGAAGTGTTTCCACCGTTGGGTTTTTATTAATTGATTGAGATAAAGCACCTCGTGTTATAGGCTTACCGTTTTTGCTTTCCCATTCCGCAGCTATACGTTCGATAGTATAACCTTGAGCCTTAATAATTGATTTTATGTCCATCAGATGAATGTTTAGTTATTACTAACGGCAAAGATAAATATAAAAATGATATATGATTAGGAATAACTATTCGAAATATAGTTTTTGATATATTTTAATTAAACATTGGACTTGTGTTAAAGATTAGTTAAACCTAACGATCTACTTGTGTTTCGTTAGGTTTAACTATACATTTGCATCATCAAAATAAAACAACAGTACAATGGCAACACAGAAATACAACAAGAGCGAGATCATGAAAGACGCATGGAGATTATTCAGACTTTACCGAAAATTCTCTTGGTCTTTTGGCAAGTGCCTTTCTATAGCATGGGATAATGCCAAGATAGAGATAAAAAATAATGAGGCCAAGGCCAAGAGATTGGCAGAGGAAGAAGCTAGACGCATCGAGTATCGCAAGCATATTGTCTTATCTCATGTCGGTATGGCTAGCCTTTATGCTAACAGGGTTTATTCGGGAGATTAATCAATAATATATATACAATCATGGGAAACAAAGAATTAACTAAAAAAGTGAAAGAAGCTATCGAAAGAAATGATCTGTTGGATTTTCGATTTTATCCAGACGGATCAGGTGCTCAATTTCATATTTACGAACCTACAGGATATCACGGTCTACCCTGCGATCAATCTATTTCTCTTCATATTGATGATGCAATAGAAGCGGTAAGTGGTAAATGGATAAATGTTAAAAGAAGATAGCGTATCTATTAGCATATGGTAGGATTGTGCTCAAATATAGTTTATTCGGGAATTGAACATACATTAATAATAAAGAAATATGGAAACGATAGAGGTATTGAAGAAGGTACAAAGGATTGCGTTGGAGTGTATGATCGGAAAGAAACCGGTACATATAAACGTTGGCGTTATGCCGGAGACGGGCGGTTTATGCGTCACCGTACAAGACAGGTCTCACGAGGTGGTCTACATGGAGATATTCAATGACTGGATGTCGGATCACAAGGAATGGAATAAAAAGACCTACGATAGGTTCATGAGCGTGATAAGCGACATGACTTGCGTAAGGCTTGCGGGATAACTCGAACGACGGGGAGAGGATCGGAAGTAGATGCCCCTCCGGTAATACGACCGGAGGGTTTGATGGAGTTATTTCAATGATAATTAAATGATTGCATGAAATAATAAGAAATAGGATGATTTTAGTATAAGATGGTCTTATTGTTTATCTATCTGAAATACATTGATGTAGAGTGTTAATAAAATACATTATTTAGAATGGTTCTAAATTAGTACGATTTTAGCGACCCTTATCTGTCTTTATCTATCGTTATCTATTCATTTTGTTTTGTGCTTAAAATAAGGATGTTGTTAGATTATTTTTTAATTATAAACTTTGCGTATGAGAACACCAGAATTAAGCGGGAATAAGTTCTCCGCTATAGAGCAAAAGGAAGTCTTGGTCAAGTTGATGGATTTTGACGGGGACAAGGAATTATGGATTCACTCGGAACTTGGTGGCAACACTATGACATTCGGGATGAAGGAAGCAAGGCGGTTAAGGGATTTCTTCAACAGTCTCGATCTAAGGGACTAGAAGGATGGCCTTGTCGGGGTTCGATTCCCCGGCCACTACAATCAGTCAAAGTAAAATCCCCGAAAGCGGAAGTGACTGAGCCGCTAACGGGGATATGGATAATCTTTAACGCAAAGTAAAGATATGGAAAATTTGAATAGTTTGTTGCCTATAAGTGAAAATAATGGCAAAAAAGCGGTTAACGCAAGAGCTTTACATGCTTTCTTAGGGAGTAAGCGTGATTTCTCAACATGGATTAAAGACAGAATTAAATCTTATGATTTTGTTGAGAATCAGGATTATGTAGTTTTCCCCAATTTTGGTGAAAACCCTAAAGGCGGTAGACCTCAAATAGAATACGCTCTATCCATTGGTATGGCCAAGGAACTGTCCATGGTTGAGGGAAATGAGAAAGGCAAGCAAGCCCGCAAGTATTTTATCGCCTGTGAGGAAAGCAGGAAAGAATTATCTCGGAAGGAGATCCAACAATATCCGGTGCCTCAATCCTACGGGGAGGCCCTAATGCTAGCCGCACAGCAACAGATGCGAATAGAGGAGCAGCAGAAGAGGCTAGAGCAAAAGAATGAGGAGATAACGGAGTTGAGAGCGGAGAACGTGGAACTACAGCATCAAAGCGAGTATGCCCGTTTTGTCCTCCAGAGCAAGAAGACCGTTCTCGTCACCCAGATAGCGCAGGATTATGGAATGACAGCCATAAGATTCAACGCCTTGTTGCGTGATCTCCGCATACAACGAAAGATCAACGGGCAATGGATATTGTACGGGGAGTATTTAGGTAAGGGCTATGTCCATAGTGCCACTCACAACTACACCCATTCCAACGGCAGCCCGGACGTGAGCCTTAATACCGAATGGACTCAGAAAGGACGCTTGTTCTTATATGAGGAGCTAAAAAGAAACGGTATTCTTCCATTGATCGAGAGATCAGACAGAAACTAATTGATATACATATATTATTGAGGTACGATATAAAGGCGTACGGCCAATACTTTAACATTTTGTGACTTGAAAATAATTGTGGAATATTAAAAGATTGATTGAATATGAAAGAGAACGAGATTAAAAGCATCGTCGTGAAAGCCGACGGTAACGAGATCAAGGTTGACCACGCTCATGAGTTGGTTATTGGTGACTTGACCATAACCCCGGAAATGATGAGAGAGATAAAGAGTATGTCCACTTGCCTGTTCTCTAAGGATATGGACGATATGATAGATACGCTTATCAATTTGAGTTGCGAGGGTAATTACGAGGACGGGTATATCATGGACAAGATGAGGGCCGTGTCATGCGTGAGGGATTTCTTGCGGGTGATCGAGAAATATAAGACGATCAAGTAGTTGATATTATCTTAATAGTCATTATCTTTGTGACAGAGCCAAAGAGCCGTGCCGGAGACGTATTTGTCCCCGGGCGGCTCTTCTTATTTATACGCGTATGATAAAGATTTCTTTGATAATAGATAGTAAGGAGACGGATATAACCAATGATCTAAAGAATTGGGATGATGTCGAGTTGTCTTTTACTCGAAAGGATTTTGGTGGGATATATCGTAAGTTCGCCAAGAAGTTCGAGTTCGTAAAAGGAGCTTACGATCTTTTGACGGATTTATACCTATCCAAGTATATTGAATCTTCCGCAAAGATAGTGATATATCGGCAAATTAACGATCTCACGTACAAAGAGGCGTATCGTTGTTCTTTGGACTTTATGAGCTATAGTGACGATGGGCATACGCTTACCTTGAGTGCGATCGATGATGATACCTATTCCATTATCAACTCCCAGAAATCGCAGACTTTTGACATAGCGGTAAGCGACATGCCACAGGTGAAAATGACATATGAAAGGATGTACTTGAATAATAGGGTGTCTTGGAGCGTCAATCCTACGGACGAACAGACAGAAACCGGTGTATATCCTATCGAATATTTCGGAAACCATGAGTTCCCTATGGTTTACAATGACGTTAATTTCCCGATTCCCGGTAGATTGGTACAATATGATATCGGCACGTACCATGAAGCCTCAGAAAGCATATTGCCATTCGTGGAGTCGTTAACGAATATCACGGTTAGATTAGTATTGAATTTTGATATAACCCCGTTATCAGCCCCGGATGCTGTATCTCCGGGGTTATATCTATGGTTGACAGACAAGGATAACGTGACAATCAGTAAAGAGAATATAGCGGGTCTAGGTTTTATCGGGGAAAAACAGGAAGTTAGAATTGACAAGGATATAGAGTTAAAACAAGGATATCGCTTGAAATTATTTATTGATGCCGCTACGTTGGACACGATGAAAGCGGAGGTGTCTAACGTGAAAGATATCAGTGTCACATACATTGATAAAGGCGAGTCGGTTTCTATCGATGTTGTTAAAACCTCTACCCTGTTGACTAAGATATTAGCGAACATGGGGCTTAAGGATTATACCGGGGAAATAAAGACCGGGAATATTCCGATCCCCTATATCATGGCGGCTGAGAGCATACGTGGGATCAAGGACGCAAAGATACATACGTCATTCTCTAAGTTCACGGAGTTCGCCAAGGCCGTGTTAGGCTATGACTGGGAGATAGATGATGTCAACAGAAAGGTTATATTTAAGCCTCTGTGCGATTTTTATGATTCCGTGACCGATCCGTTGCCATTGACGGAGATAAACTCCATGACTCATACGATAGATAGTTCGGTAGTCTATAGCGGCGTGGAAGTGGGTTACGACAAACAGGAATACGACGAGATAAACGGGCGTGACGAGTTTCATTTCACGAACTCATTCAGCACGGGGATAAAGGCCACGGACAATGTCTTGAAGTTGATAAGCCCTTATCGTGCCGATCCTTATGGAATTGAATTCCTCGTGGCCGAGAGGGATGAGGAGACGAAGGACACAGATTCGGACAACGACGTGTTTATTGTTGACGCTATAATGAGCCAAGGGGTGTTGACCCCCCGGACGATATCTATAGACCAGACGTATCCCATAACCGGCGTTCTATTCCCCGATACCATGTTCAACGCCGCCTATTCCCCAAGGAATATGCTGATGGCCAACAAGGGATACGTCGGTATGTCCGCTAGCGGATTGATGTTCACGTCCTCGGAGGGCAATGCCGATGTATCCATAAAAGGCATATCCGAACGTGGAGGGATTTCCATAGAAGATAGTGATAGGTTGTTGAGATCCGATAAGATAAAGGTGTCTACCATTGGGTTATCCCCGTTCCCGGGTAACTATAAGGGACGGATATCATGCTCCTTTTCCGGTAAGACGTACGTGGGATACGTGTCCGATATAACCGAGCGTATCGGGAAAGGTCAGACGGTAGATTATGAGTTGCTCCTTAAAAACATAACATAACCGTTTGATTATAAAAAAATAATACTTACTTTTGTCTCAGAGCCTAAGAGCCGTTCCCGGAGGAGTCGTATCCTTTGGGTGCGGCTCTTTTTATTTATATGCGTATATGAGGTTGAAAGATTGCATTAGCGAGGTTTGCCCTCTCCTTTTTGACGTGAGTTCCCCGTCCGTGGAGAGACCGGTGGAGTATATCCAGAGGATTGGGTGGGATAACGATCCTATCATCGTGCAATGCCTGATGGGTAACGTGAGCTGCTATATGCGAATATACGATCTCTCCACGGGGCAATATATACGGGTGAATCCCTCCAAGATCAAGATAAACAATACTTCCTATTTATATGAGTTCATGATAACGATGGATCTTGACAACGGTATTTACAAGGCCGTGATAATGACGGGGTACCAATCCTTGGAGAGTGTCGTGTTCCGTAAATGTGACATTGACGAGTTTGCCGAATGCTCCTTGATAAGATATACCCATCCTGATAATATCGTTCCGTTCAAGGCCATATTCGATGCGGGGGATGATCGCAAGAGAGTATTTACCTTAGCCGTAGAGGGAGGTTTCAAGACGGATGGTAGGTCATTGCATGTGAGTAACGAGTTCTTTCGTACTCAAAACCAGAAACTCATAGAGCTATATAGCGTTCCGTACGATGACATGACTTTTACCCTTGGGGATAATAGGGGAGTCCCGTTCGAGATGGGGAGATTGCTGAACAATATCCTATGCCTAGGCCATGTGGAGATAAACGGGGAGAGATACGTGAGGAGCGAGTCCAGCGTTCCAGAGCAACAAGTAGTATTGGAGGGCTCACCACAATATATCTATACGGTCAAGTTGGAGAGATCCCCATACGAAGAAGAAGACTATGCGGATTCTCCCAATCTATGGTTCCTGCGTGACGATTTCGTGGACGCTAACGGATATGTGCTTACTAACGAAGATTTATCATGGGAGGATTGATTTATGGGAAATAACGCTTCTACGAGAAGAGGGATAAGACCTAGGATACCGGACGTGCTTACGGTTAGCGTTACGGATGACAAGATGGGATCGGACTATACTGTATACTCATCCGCCTCTACGGATAAGTATTTTTTTAGGAAAGGGAACGTGATGTCCAATAAGGACAGGTATTATATAGATGAGGAACATGTGTTCAGCTCTTACCTAGCCGATTTCCTGTTCATGTACAAGAGGGATGTCGTAAAGGGAGGTGAGATCTATGAGCCTAGCGATACGAAGGTCTTCTCTGTCAGTAAGTCCATAGAGCTTTTCGTCACGAAGACCCAGTTAAGCGATTCTATAAACGATGTCAGGTCGGAAATTCCGGATGTCAGCGGTTTCCTAACGTCTTCAGATCTTAGCGGATACGCTACTAAATCTGATTTGGATAGCTTAAGGGATGAGATAATAGGAATGTTGCCTGAGAGCGGAGGAAAATAATAAAAAACGATAAAAAAAATAGATGTATGGCTATAACGATACAACCCATCAAAGATAATAGAAATGGTCAGACTCCGGATAACGGGGCGCAGATGGTCGATAAGATCAACAGTAATTTTAAAAATGTATCAGAGGGAATAGGAGAGGTGGATGGTGACGCTGTCCATTTGGGAGATCAGTCATCCCAAGTAAATTATGAGACTCCTAAGACCTCAGCTGACATGGCGATACAAGCGGTGAAGGATGACAAGGGAAACGTGATAAAGGATACTTATTCTACAAACATGGCTACCGGTATAGACGAGTTCCCAGAATTCTCCGATAAAGGAGTGTACAATGCGGGAGATATCGTGAGAAAGGATGGGCGTATATATGAGTTTACGCAAGCCCATTCCTCGAAACCGTGGATTGACACGGACGCGAGGGAGACGAGCTTGAGGGGGGAGGTGACTAATATTATAAATAATTGTTATCAAGAAGTATTTGTTACTTACTCTAATGCGCATATAACGGATGGAATTGATAAATCGACTATTAAATTATCCAAACATTGCAGAATAGCTTTGAGTCAAAATAGAATTTTATATATCGTGGGGGATAGTGATATAACTTACGAATTAAATGATTTTGAAGCTCTTTATATAGATTTATCTTTATATCCTAAGAATTTTAGAAATGACCAAGATAAACCTATACCTATACAAAAATCTAATTATACAGATAGATCTTTTATATTTACTCCAGATATATTAGTACTATTTTATCGTAATAAAACAAATGTCTCTGGAGGTTGTATATATAATCATATTCGTTTAAAAGAACAAAAAGAAAATTTCAACCAAAATAGTTTTTTAATAACTGAACATAAAATTGGTATTGTTAATCTTATTGATTCTTCTAATGTGGATATGTATGGAGTAGTGAGATTATTCGTTGGAAATAATAGAAGTTTTTATATTAATTCTGAAGGCTTAAAAAGAATTACCTTGAATGATTTTCAAATAGCTTATGTGGATATTTCTGATATACCAGCTAATTATTCTGGAAAGATGGATAATTTGCAAGAAATTAAAATTGACTTTTATGAACATTTAGATTCTTTAGAAAAGAAAATAGTTTTAGCTTATAGAGATAATCATAAGGTTGTTAATGGCTTATTAGTAAATGCTCAATCTAAAGATTTTGTTTATAATTATATAATAACACAACAGTCTGCCAATATTATCAAAGAAAGTTCAACTCAATCTTATGTTAAAACTTTTGGAACTATTAGAATATTTAATGATGAAAAAAATTTTTATATTGCTGATGAAAATGGATTAGAAATTACGTTAAATGATTTTGAAGCTATTTTTGTTGATTTAAATGACGCTCCGTATAAAGGAACTACAGATAATTTAGTAACTATTCAAAAATCAAAATACAGTGATGGATCTTTCTATGAAAACGGTAAAATCATATTGTTATATCGAGATGGTATTTCTTTAAAAGGCGGACTATTGTATGATTTTTTGAAAAATTACAATGCAGAATCTCGTATTGGAGATCTAATAGAAGATATAAGTTTAAGTCTAACTGAAGGTTATTATATTAACATAAATGGGAATGTTTATAAATCAAGCACTTCTGATGTATCTTATTCTTTTCCTATAAAATTATTAAAAGGGGAAACGATTATAGTTAATGCAGGTGGAAGCAATGTTCATTCTATTATATCAATTACTGATGAAAATGGTACATTTTATAAATCTGTTGCTGCGGGGAATGGTGCTTTCGGAAAATTTACATATACAGCTATAGAAGATTGTTATATTGCTATAAGTTTTACAAATAGTGTAAGAAACACTTGTAGGAAATATTTATTTAAAAGTAGCAATGATAATACTTCTAATGTTAATGTTTATTTTAAAGAGAATGTAACAGGTGTTCCTATTGCTTATGAAGCCAAAGAAGGAGTTTTAGTATATCAAGGAGATACTAAAAGTTCAGATAATTATATAGTGAATGCTGTAATGTACCCTAATGGAGAAATTATTGCTACAAGAAGTGGGGGGAAAGTTGTTAAAATAGGATACGATGGTGAAACGGAACTTCTTAATATATCTGGTGCTACTGATTGGAGAGGAGTTTATATGGATTCAAAATTAAATGTATTCATATCTCCATACGATTCTTATAGTAACATATCTTCTTCTGAAAGAGGGGTTTATAAGCTAAAATATGGAGACTCGTCTTTTAAACAAGTTCTTAAATTGTACAATCCGAATTCTGATATACCTACAGAATCAGAAGATAATAGAGATACCGTATGGACTTTTTGTGAAGATGATAAAGGAAACTTATATGCAGGAGTATATTCATTAAGTCATGAAAATCCTTCGATATATAAGTCTACAGATGGTGGAGATACATGGAAACACATTATTAATTTTAATGACAGTGGATATACATCTAATGGTAGACATATACACTCTATTATATTCAATAAGTATAATCGCTCATTATACGTTATTGTTGGAGAAGTTAATACTATTTTTAAATCTGTTGATGGTGGAAATACTTGGATAGATTTGAATATAACATTAACAGTTAAAGGCTCAGCAATGTTAGCAACGCCATATGGAATTCTTGTTGGCAGTGATGGTCCTTTCCATTGTGATATAGATTTAATTTATTCTGATGATAAAACACATAGGAAAGTATCAAGGATATGGGCTAATACAGTATTTGCCATTAGACAATCTGATGTAACTGATAATATATACGCATTTACTAAGATAGATAGTTCAGTTAATGCTTTGAGTTATTTTCCTCCTATTGAAGCTATATCGGATAGCGAAGTTCTTCAAAATTGGAAAGATACTCAATCTGCTAATACGGTTAGAGATTGGCAAAATTATCATGATAGTGTTGTGAATTTTTATCCAGAAGACGCAATAAGACCACAACATTGCTCTATTCTTGTTAGTAAAGACATGGGATTAACATGGGAAATTCTTCATAAAGAATTCGTTACTTCTTCTCAAGCTGCTGGCCATTGGACAACAGGATATTTCCGTAATGGAGAATGTTTAACAGGCTTTCTTGATAAAACAAGAAAATTCATTAACCCTCTTATTATATCTGAGGGAAAGCATAAATTTACATCTGATGGCATTGATCTAGATGGAGATATACTAATAAAAACTAATACATCTAATCTTATTGATATTACTACTAAAAAAATCAATTATTAATATTTATGCGCAACCTCAAACTAATAACCTTCGTCTCAATCCCCCTGTCTCCGATCGCCGAGCTGTTTGAACGCTACGTGTTCGGAGACTGGGAATTTGTCAAGTTCCTTACGATACTGATTTGTCTGGATACCGTGTTGGGATTTCTGAAGCATTACTTGGCACATGATGTAGACAGCCGGGCGTTCGCCATGATAGTGAAGAAGTTGATCGCTGTGGATAGAGATTTCGCCGAGTGGGAGGCGGCGAGAGAGGATGAGAGCGTAGTGGTTTTATAACTAAATAAAAAAAAGGATCGGAAGAATGGATAGATACATCCCCTACCTGCTAGAAGCGGGCAACTGGTTAAAGACAATGGCGATAGCCGCCGTGGTGACAATGCTAGACTTCATGTCTCCAATCGAGAACTTCTTGGTCGTGATCCTATCATTGGCCTTCATAGACACGTTCTGGGGGCTGGCTGCGGATCACGGGGATTTCCGGAAGAGCAAGTTCATCCGTAGCTGGGTGTACATGCTAGTCTATTTCCTGATCATAATCATCTCGTTCTGGATAGGCGTGATGATGGATATATCGGAGGATAACGCCAAGGCTTTCGTGTCTTGGATTACGTGGGCGATGATATGGTTTTACGGGACCAATGTCTTAAAGAACATGGGCAAGGTATTCCCGGATAACAAGGTGATAGCCTTCTTGTATTGGGTTGCCGCCGTAAAATTCATTAGTAAGGTCAATTTCTTGGATGAGTATAACAAGACAAAGAATAAAAAAGGCTCCCCAGATCCAAAAGGATAGGGGAGCTGGTGTGAAATCATCGCTGACCATATTTCTCAATAGGGCAGGAGATAAGTAATAAAGTACACAAATGTAATAAAAAAATAACAATGGCAGAGAAAAAATTACCTAGGGGATTGAGAAATAACGAAGAATGGCGAGATATTCCGGGATATGAAGGATTGTATCAAGTTTCGTCAATAGGGAATGTGTTTTCCTATTTATCGGGAAGGTGCATAAAATCCCATAAGCATAAAAAAGGATATTTGGAATATAGACTTAACAAATGCGGTAAACAAAGAACATTTAAAGCGCATAGACTGGTCGCCTTATCATTTATTCCAGAGGTATTGGGCAAATATGAGGTCGATCATATAAATGGGATAAAGGATGACAACAGGGTGGTTAATTTGAGATGGTGTACGGGAAAAGAAAACATAAATTTCCCTATCGCCAAAGAAAAATATCTAAATGCTATAAAAAACAGGCTTGAAGAGGAAAGGGTGGCAATTGGAAAGAAGATTAGTAATAGCTTATTAGGCAATCAGTATTCTTCAAAGAAAGTTGTTGTTTCCAATGGACACGAAAGGATTGTTTTTCGTAGCGCCAAATCGGCCGCAAGGTATCTAAATGTGTCCGCTTCTTTAGTCTCTATGGTTTGCAGGGGCATTGGGAGAAATAAAACGGCGGCAGGTTGTTTATGTACATATTTAATTTAAAAATATTTGCTAAAAACACAAGAGCATGAAATATTCAAGAGGAATAAGGAATAATAATTTAGGGAATATACGTAAGAGTAAGGATAAGTGGCAAGGATTAAGCGATACTCAAACCGATCCTGAGTTTTTTCAATTTAAAGACCCTAAATGGGGATATAGGGCATTATTCAAGATATTGAAAAATTATCACGATAAATATGGGTTGCGAACCATATCGGATATGATAGGCCGATATGCGCCTCCTTCGGAGAACGATACGGACGCTTACATTAAGGCCGTATCCGATTACGCCGGTATCCCGGCTGATGATCCTATCAACATCAACGATCGTGAGCAGATGATCCGGATCGTGGCCGGGATGAGCAAGGTTGAGAATGGGAGAGAGGCTGA